CTTTTAATTGAACCACATTATTTAGAAAGAACTAAATTTGCAAGAGAATTACCAGTTATAGATGATGGTCAAACAATGATATCTGGTTCTTATAATACAATACATGCTGATGTAAAAGGAGAAGCCGCAGATGAAATATATTCTTTTATGGGACCTAAGTATGATAGAATACCACCAAATGGTTCTCAAAATAGAACAACTGTAGGGGGAGGAAATGTTGCTACTACAAATAATTTTAGAAAAGATCTTTCAACAGGAAGTCTTGAAGTAATAAACAACAGATCTCATAGAGTAGAACAAGGAACTAATACTACTATTGATGTAAATAGTTATATTTTAGATGAACCTCAACAAGCAGCTCAAGCTCCTATAAACCCTTTTGATTCAAGACCTAAGGCTCAACTTATGACAATATCATTTAGTGGAGTGTTAGTAACAGGTAATCAATTTAGTTGTACGGTAAATGGTGATTCTATATCTACAATAACTTTTGCAAGTAGTCATAATAATACTATGAATTTAATTGCCACTGAATTAAAAACCTTTGGAGTCATAGCAGATTGTATAGTTAATGGTAATGATCTTGAAATAACAGGGATATTAAGTAATGGTAGTAGTTTGGATAATTTGAAAATTTTTATTACTAATGCAACATTAACAGGAGGAGCAAGTCAAGCAACTATTACAATTACAACTACTCAAGAAGCTAAAAGATCAGGTGAACCTGTTAAATATAAACCTTATACATCAAGTGAAATATTAGGAAATGTTGTAAAAGGAAGAAAATCCAGTATTTATTATAAATTTGGAAATTATTATAAAATTAAATAATAAAGTATGGCACCAATATATTCACAAAGTTTAAATGAAGCTTTAGGACAAGGAGCAGGTAATTTTTTTGTAGCTGAATTTGATGATGCCTTGGTACATCAAGCACATTGGAAAAACCCAAGATGGGCAGGTTGTAAATTAACAGGTAGAAAAATAAATGAATATAATGGAATTGATCCTTTTATTGATCAAATAAATACTTCAAGTAATGATTATTTAGCTCAATTTATACCTTCTAGTAGTACTGAAAGTGTATGGGGAGGAGACATAACTTATGGTTTAAATCCTGTAATTAATAAAGAAACAACAGCCATTTATATAGCAAATACTGTTGTAGGAGGAGCAGAAAATCCTAAAAGATATGCTACATTAGAAGGTCATTCATATGTTGGTATTAATAAAATATTAATAGTTAATAAAGAAGACAGAACAGTTAAAGTCATAGACAGAGAAACAGAACCATATGATAGTTTTCATAGATTTATAACCCAAGATTTTCCAACAGGAACTAAACTTAATATTAAAGTATTAGATGAATCTATTCAATCAGACTTAGAAGCAGGAAGTTATAGTGTTAGAATGAATAAAGGATGGTTATTAAGTACTTTTAAATATTTTGATTATAAATTAAATCATTTTACTGGATCTAGTGTTTTTCCCTTTTCTGCTTCAGCTCAAAGTCATCCGCGTCCTTTAGAATTATTTGATCAATCAGACATGGAAGATGGGGGAATTTGTACTGATAATACAAGTTTAAACTTTGGCCTAGTAAATTCACCATCATTTAATAATATAGTAGCTTTAGACACTCCAAGATTATCATTTAGATTTGGTATTAAAACTAGTGATCCTGCAAATCTTACCACTCCCCCTGGATGTGTTGGAGCCCCTGAAGTACCATTAACAGATGGATTAGCAGCTGATAGTTATATGGTTGAAAGAGATTTTTCTCCAAATTATACAGGAGCTACAATAGAAACAAATAAATTTACAAAATTATATTATACAGGAAGTAATTCATTTCCTTCACTTAATACAGGATATCAAGGTGCTTTCTTTTCAGCAAGTAGATTTATAATAAATGACACTTTAGGTTTTTTAAATAAAAACTTTGAAACTACAGAATTACATTTAACAATAAATAAAGGAACCTTAGATTTTGCTTCTGGTTTTAATGATGAAAGAAGTATGGGTACATTTGAGGTAGATAAAGGATATGGAAGTCTTGGTGAAGTTGCATTAAATGATGAAAGTAGTTGTGCAGATGGAACAGGTACATCAGGTTTAGATAGTTTTGATGCAAATAATAATCCAGGAGGATTTATGGGACATAATACTCCAAGACATCCAATTTTACAATTAAAAGGAACACCACCTTTTACCCCTATAGGAGCTCCTCCAGTTAATACTAGAGATAATTTTGTTTTGTTTGATCGTGCAACTGATTCTGGTGGAGTAAAATTAGGTCATACAAGACGAGTTTATTGGAATGGAAATGAAAATCCACGTGTATTAAATTATTCTGGTTCAGCAGCTTATGAACTTTCATTTTTAGATAAAGATCATACACTTATAATAAACATAGATAAACCTACAGAATTATTTCAAGGAATTGGAACTTTAGGAATAGCTTTAATATCAGAACATTTACATGGAGACATAAAAAACAATTTAGAATATTATTTAAAACAAGGAGGAATATTAACAAAATCAACAACTTTCCAAGCAACTAAATAAAAATAACATATTTTTAAAACAATTTATATTTATAACAAAACACAAATAAAATGGGATATTTAGACAGTTCAACAATCACAGTAGACGCAATTTTAACTAAAAGAGGACGTGAATTAATTGCACGTAATGATGGTTCTTTTAAAATAACACAATTCGCTTTAGGAGACGATGAAATAGATTACACTATGTTTAATGAAAACCACCCAAATGGTTCTCAATATTCAGGAGAAGCAATCGAAAACATGTCTGTAATAGAAGCTATTCCAGATGGAAATCATATAATGCGTCATAAATTAATAACTTTAGACAGAGGAACTTCTGTAATACCATTTATTGATGCGGGAATAAACATTATAAAATTAGCTATTGGTGGAACATTTTCTCTTACTCCTAAAACACTTAATTATAATGGTGTAACAACAGGATTAGCAGAACCAAATGGATATAATTACACAATAGCAGACAGACGATTAGTTTCAAGATTTTCAGGTGTAGGTGGACAACAAACACCTAGAGCTAGAATGGCAGCACCTTATTCTACAACAGCTGTTGGAGAAAGTGTTAATGGATCAGGACTTAGCATAACAGGAATTAGTGCAACATCTCTATTTGGATCAAATGAAAAATTATTAACAACCCTTACAATAGAAGGTAGAAATACAGGTGCAAGATTAACAATACCACTTGAAATATCTAAAACAGTAGCAATAACAACAGCTGCAGCTTCAGATGCAACTCCTTCAGAAAGTATATAAAAAATAAATAAATGAGTTTAACAAGATTTAGCCAACAAGATATAGTAGTAAGTACAGATTCTTTAGTAACTTCAACATGGAGTAATAACACAAACAATTTACAAACAGGATATACAAGTTCTGTACAACATTTTAATTCTCCTACTAGTTCAGGATGGTTTCATTTAGATGTTTATAATATACATCCTTCATCATCAGCAGCAGAAATACAATATTCTGTTGGTTATGGTAATAGATTAGGATCAGGTTCTCCTGATTTTACATCTGATAGTGGTTCACATGGTTTTAATGCTGCTAGAACAACTTATGGTGCTTATAGAAGTTTAATTTATGGAGATGAAAATCAATTTTTTACATTTGGTACTCATGTGCCAGATGATATTTATGTTATTAATATAGCAAGAGCAAGATATAAACAATCTTTAAAACCAGGTACTTTAAATTTAGATATATCTGCTTCTATACAAGTATCTCCAGGGGTACAATCAGAAATTCACCTTACAGATGATAGTGTTACAACAAATGGTTCTGCTAAACTTACTAATTTAGGAAGACAATTTAATATTGTATCAGGATCTAGTGGAATAGCTAAAGATGGTACCCATTTACAAATTGGAACAGGTAATAATGTAACTTCTTCATATGGTTTATTTTACCCAGATGCAGGTGTAATCATTTTAAACCCATCAGCTTTTGGAACTACTGGTTCTTCAGCTATGGGTACAGCTAATTTTTCAGGATTAGCTCCTAATATATCAAGAGGACCTTTAAACCAATATGATTATATTGGTGCACTTCGTAATCCAGAACAATTATTTTATGCAATATCAATGTCAGCAGGAGGGTTTATAGTAGACAGTGAAGAAAAAATAACATCACAATATTATTTTGCAAGAGCTAAAAACTTTGAATTTAATTATACAACAAACCCTTCATTTACAGATAATACAGGTAATTTAACTTATAGTAGTATGATAAATAACCCAGTAACTTACATTACAACTGTAGGTTTATATAATGATTCTAATGATTTAGTTGCAGTAGCAAAATTAAGTCAACCAGTTGTTAAAGATTTTACAAAGGAAGCACTTATTAGAGTTAAATTAGATTATTAAAATGTCCTTTAAATGTCAGAAGCTTATAAAAAGTTTACAGCCCAAGATTACGCAGTAGTTCCTTTTAATGCCCATAAACAATATAATTTTACTTCTCAATCAGCCGAAGAAAATCAAATAACATGGCACAGTGTTAGTTGGACTTCAGAATCTGTATCTCAGTATAGTACATCTAGTGGTGCTTATGGAGGTGATACTAAAAATGTTATTAAATATAATCAATTAGATCATCTTTTTTATAGAAATTTTAAAAAAAATATTTTTGATAGATTTGGATATAATAATTATTTAAAACAACAAAGAAAATTATATAAAACCGCTCAAATATTATCTATTCCAGCAGGATTATATGGTCATGAAGTAAAACCAGGAGAATTTTTGCTTTCTTCAAGCAATTATCAAGTAGTAGATGATACTTACGGTAATCTTATTATTAGTGGTACTAACATAAACCATTACCCTTCAGACATTCGAAAAAATGTATTTAAATTAGAACCAGTTAATGCTTTTAAAGCATATGATTTAGATACTATTCCTGGATATGCTGTTAAATTAACTGATCCACAAAATAAAGAAGTAGGAATAACTAAAAGATTTTGGAGAAGAGGAGTAGAACACCCAGATGCAACACCTCGTTATAGCACTCCTAATAATTTATTAGAAACAGATGAAAGTTATTATTATAATGAATTTACATATAAAAAAGTCAATTTTAGTCGAAATAGTAATTTAGGAGTTAATGGGAACAATTATTCACAAATAGATTTTGATAGTAAAGTAGGTTCATACATAACATCTCCTCATAATGATAAATTTAATTTTAATAATGAAGATTTTTCAATATCTTTTTGGATAGATCCTAATCCTGTAGGAGGTAAAATAATAAATGCATCATCAAGTATTGGATTAGATTTTGGAGGAGGAAGAATATTTGATGTAGATCCATTTTTTATTTATATTATATCTAAAGAGGCAATAGGAACATTTTCTAATCAATTAGGTCAACCATATGTTTGGGGAGTAGATGGAGCAAACGCTAACGCAGGAGTAGGTAATGTAACAACAGGACCTGGTTTTACACCTAAAATAGGGGATGGTAAAGCACAAACTGTAAATATGAGAAATGCAGATGGGGCAGCTACAGGAACTGCAGGTACTCTTATAGATGGACTTATGTTTAAAGGATATAATGATTGGTATATACCCACATTAACAGAAATGCACACAGCAAATGAAAATTTAAACATAATAAAGGGTTTTCAAAATGCAACAGCTGCTTTTCCTTTAGAACTTACTATAAATCCAGATTTTAAATTTTTAAAAGAAAATTTAGAAGCAGATAGTGCAGATTTTAGTCTCCCAGATGCTCTACCACATACACTATTAACATCTACAGAAGCATCGTCATCTTTTCCTAGTCATCCTAATCAATATGTTGGTTATCTTTACCCTTTTGAAGGAACAGGATTACCTCCTGCAATTCTGCCAAATCATATTTTCCCTAAAGATTTTTCTTTAGCTAGCTCACCTAAAACCTTTTTACCAGTAAGAAGAGTTCCAAGAGGACCAAATAGTGTATTTTACGATAAATCGAAACGTTATATTATATGTAAAAGTGGAACACAAACAGTATCTCCAAGTGATTTAAATACTGGTACTCAAACAACTAAAAATACTGCAAAATCAGGTTCTTCTCAACCTTTAGACATACCTTCTCAGCCTCAATTTCCATTTGAGGTTTACATGCAAAGTCAATCATTATATTTTGCAAGATCAGATGGAAAACAAACAATATCTATAAGTGCTGAACTAACGGGTTCTTCTAAACATCCTGAATTTCACCATGTTTTAGTTCAAAAATCATCATCTGTAATGGAAATTCATATAGATGGTAATAAAATTATAGAAGCTTCTGATAGTGTATTAGAAGAAACAAGAAATTTAGCTAATTTATATATAGGTTCTAAAGGTATAATAAGTAAAGATGAAACATTAGGATCAGATACAAAATTTTTTAATGGAAGTTTAAGTTGTATAAATATATGGAATAATCAATTTAATACAGCTTCAATTAAAAATATATCAGAAAGTATAGATGCTTCTCCTTATATTGGAAATATTTTTTATCAAAATGGTTTTGCAACAATTACAAAACCAAATGTACAAGATATAGACGTACCTACTAAAGCAATTTTTGAATTTAATCCTCATAATGTAGATAGAATTGCTGAAAGAACATTTAAATTTAATTATAATAATCAACCTTTTGATGGTAATGCAACACCAATGCATGGTGGGATTGATGTTAAACCAGATGGAACAGAACATTTTTATGTAGAAAGAAGAGAAAGTAATTTAAGTAATGTTAACGCAGGATATTCTAATTCAGATAGAAGTCTACGACATAAACACCCAATGACGGTTTATAAACATGAGTTAAGTACTCCTTTTTCTTTTGTTTCACAAAGCACAACAGGAAATGATGTAGGATCAGGAGCTTATCTTACGGGTACAACAGCTCACGCATTAGGACACACAGCTTCATATGCAACTATATCATCTTCTCTTCCTTATTTATTTTTAAATAATACACATGATATAAAATTTTCACCTGATGGAATGAATTTATATCTAATTGGAAATGGTCATGATATATTATCAGGATCTAATCATCCTACTATGGCTGAAATGGATACCCATTTTCAAACAGTAAACCCATCCTCCACAACTATACCTCCAGCTACTTATAATAATCTTGATCTTTTTAAAAATCATGCTAGTTCTGGATCAACCTATTGGAGATTTTTAGGAGGAATAGTTCAAATACCTCTTACTGTTCCTTGGAATATATCTAGTGGATCTAACCCCGCTACACAAACACCTGTCCGTGATGCTAGTAATTGGACTGCTGATTCTTTAAGAATAGATCAAGCTAAAGTATATCGTACTGAATATTATAAATTTAGTAGTATGATAGCAGAACAAACTGTTACCCCATCACAAAAATATTATAGACAAGGAGGATTAACCCCAATGGCACTTGCATTTAAACCAGATGGTACTAAATTTTTCACAGCACATGATTCAGCAAAAGTTAGATTTGATAGTGGAGATCATAGAAATAATTCTATGGGTCCTGATCTTTATTTAAATCCTCTTGGTTTACCAAGTGGTCCCAATACTCCTTTAGACTCTACTTACAATATAATAGAACATAATTTAGCAGTACCTTGGGATATAAGCAGTATAGAAATAACAGGTGAATATTTTAAAGATAATCAACCTGCAGCTTTTACTGATTCATCATCTTTAGCAACTAATAGAAATCCTGTAAATTATAGATATGGACATTCAGGAAAAGTATTAGATTTAACATCTTTAATTTCACCAGAAGGATATCCTATAAAAGTAAGATCCATAGAATTTAATAATGATGGAACTAAAATGTTTTTAACAAGTCAAGCCTCCTCTATATCTGAACCAACAGGTACTAGGTTTGCTGCAGGAGGATGGGGTACACAATTTGATGCAGTAAATGGATGGATTCCTGCAACTAATTTTGGAACCGAAACACAAGGTACCAGATTATGGGAATATAGATTAGAAGTACCATGGGATATATTATCAGCTTATTATGTAAATTCAACTCCTTTAGCTAAACCTGGGGGAATACTTGAAAGAACTTTTCCTACAAATGATTTTTTCATAGAAAATTTTGGTATAGGGGGAAATGGTAATTTTGATGAAAGTGGTACATTAACAGATTATAGATTTAAAGATAATGCTAGTGGATTAAATAATCTTAGATTTATAGACAATGGAAATGCTTATGTTATTTCTAATTTTCGTGGAAGATCTCTTAGTAAAGTAATTATAGGTTCAAATAATACAAATCCTGAACCTGTTTTATATAAAGTTCATTTTCAAGGATCACATTTAATTTTTGAACATGAATATCAATGTACAATAGATGAATATGAATTTAATGACACATTAAACATTTCAGCAAGAAAAATAAGATCTCAAGATTCCCATGAATTAGCAGATTTTGCAACAGGTTCACTTTTTAAACCTTATGTTACTACAATTGGTCTTTATAATGAAGACAACGAATTATTAGTAGTAGGTAAACTTGGTCAGCCAGTTAGAGCTTCTGATGAAACTGACACTACTTTTGTACTTCGCTGGGATACCTAAAATATTTTTCATACATTCACCATTATGTGGTATTACTTAAATGAACAAATCAATGAAATCGTTGACCTTCCAGAAGGTGCATTTGGTTTCATCTATCAAACAACACATTTACCAACGGGTAAAAGGTATATTGGTAAAAAATCTTTAATTTACAATTTAAAGAAAAAATTAGGCAAAAAAGAAAAAGCACTTTGGGAAGGTAAAGGTCGTCCTCCTGTATTTAAAAGAGTACAAAAGGAAAGCGATTGGAAAACTTACTATGGTTCTCACAGTTTT